ATATAATAGAAACATTATTATCATATGAACTACTTACTTTACCAGATCCTATTATTGAACCATAATTAGATTGGTATGAACTAGATTTTACAGAACTAACTATTGTAGATAAATTATTGTAAGTTATATTAGATGCGTCAGTACCTATAAAACCAGATTTATTACTTGATATAACCGTATTACCATATCCAAAATCTAAATTAGAACCTTTTGCAAAGAATCTAAAATCTGGTGATGATGTTATACCTGTGCCTGTTCCCCAAGCTATTTCACTCAATTCAATTGCTGGTGATGATCCTGTTGCACCAGTTGGACCTCTTTCTGCTGTTATAGAAGTCACTGTATATTTTAAAAACTCCACAGTTATATTTGAGGTTGCATCTTTATTCTGAACTATAAAGAAAACTCTATCATTTGTGTTTAAATCAAGTACCGTCTGAATAGCACCACCAACCGGCTGAGCCGATGGATTAGCTGAGTTAATATAAATCTCACTTTCACTTATTCTATCTGCGTTAGGATCCAATGGTGTTGTATCATCTGTATTATGTCCTATATAAAATCCACAAGTATTTTGATTACCCTCAAAAAAGTTAAAAGTTGCTATAATATGAAATCTTGCACCAGGTCCAATATATTTTAATGAGTTTGTAGATGGATCTTTAATGAAGTTAAAAAGTGTTCCAGTACTCATCGTACCTGATACTACATATCTATCATTAATCACACTAACAACTGTTGGTATTGTATTATTCTTTAAGTACATAACACCTACATCATTATTACCTGGCGATCCTGCACCATCTTGTCCTGTCGCACCTGTTGGTCCGATTGGTCCTGTTGCTCCAGCTGGTCCTGTTGCTCCTGGTTGTCCATCTTGTCCAGTCGGTCCAGTTGGTCCTGTTCCTCCTAAAAATCCATCTTGTCCAGTCGGTCCGATAGGTCCAGTCGGTCCGATAGGTCCTGCCTCACCTGTTGGTCCTGTTGGTCCTGGTGTCAATACTATATTATCTATTTGATTTTGTAAATCTATAAGTGTGCTATCAATAGTCAATATAACTGGACAATCTTCTATAATTGTACAAATAGATTGTGTAACGCTTGTAAATATATCAGTTGTTATTTCTGGATAAAACGGAATATTATCTACTGGTTGATTACAATATTGATATTTAAAAGGAAATCTTAAAGTTATACCAGCTGTAACCTTACTCAATATTGCATCATCTTGCTCTAATGTAGTTGTTATATTAACATCACCAATCAGTTTCATCTGATTATCTACATAATATGGGTGTGAGCCCAACTCAGCCACTAAAGCCATCATTATCTCTTGTATATCTGATACGGTCTGTAATTCATTATCCTTACCACTTTTCAGTTTGTCTGCTATTGTTACATCATATGTCGCTTCTATAAAAGCATAGCCACTCTTACCATCTAAATTCGGTGATACTAATATATCTGATGGTGCTACATACATATACGGATAAGTTTCCATATCTGGGTTCATCTCATCATTTGATCCAAATTTAAATCTACCTTGTAAATCTCTTGAACGAATAGCGAAGTCCTTGAATATGGCTACTGCCCATTCACTATTTTTAACATTATTACTTGCTGGTATTAAACTCATTTTATGTTTTTATTTTTTTAATATCTTGTTATTCCATTTTGTGCGTCTCTTAACTTCTGCTCATAATCGTCTTTCTCTTTAAAGAAACTTAACCAGTTTAAACAATCTATTATATTCAATTCATATACTTGATTCGGATTATAGTTTATCTCCTTACATATTCTATAAATCATAGAGTGCCATACCCAGTCGTCATTCATCTCAGCCGCTTCATCTTTTTTTGCTTTCTTTAAGAACTTACTATCTTTAATCTGCTTTGATTTTTTGCTTGGTCCGAAGAGTCCTGCGTATTTGTCAAAGAAGATAAAGCGGCGCCATTGAAAAAACCATCCACAATCGGCCATAAATCACCAACCATTAATTTTTCTTTAAACAATTGTGCTCTATTTCCTATATCAATCATATCACCTAATTTTTCTATTCTATCACCAACTTTCGGTCTAATCAAGATAGATGTAATAAAATGTAAATTAGCATCTACATCTTCTTTTTGAAAAACTTCTAATGATATATACTCACCTGCTGTTAAATTCTGTAAATTCACTGGTATGTATTCTATATCATCTATTTTTATACTTTCTACTTTTTCGGTTGGTAGTTTATCCATCCAAGTTAATAATTCTGCTACTTGTGTAAAATCACTTAATGATAAATCTAATATAGAATCTACTGGTATATCACATAATGTATTTAAAATATGTGCTGTCATATCAATATCGTTGCTCCATTTCTTTTTTTGTATATCATTTAGTTTCATTAATCTTTCCAAATTAACTTCGCTCCAATTGTCAGGCATTTTATAGTCCTGGTTATCTAATTGTATCGTTATCATATTTCGTTCTTTATTTTTAAATATCTTTTATTAGTTTTTGTTTTTTATTATATATTAATATTCTAAACTCTATTTTATACTATATCAATATTATTGTTCCCCGGTTTTTAACCAATATAAAAAGGCATACCTCCTGAGTTCTGTTTATGATATTGAACAATATATCTACAACTATCAATAGCGTGATTCCATTTATCTATTGGTTGTCCTGATGTCTTATCACTCCAAGAATAATTATTAAATTCTTTAATAAGATTTATACTACTTGAATCCACTATAATATTGTAATCCATCATAAACATTATACCTTCTTTAACTGAGCCTGGTTTTTTTAAAGTCTTTCTTATATTTATACCTTGTCTTTGTATTTCTTCTATAAGTCTTGCTTCGGCACTATCTGCTATAATTAAAGAACCTTCTGGTAATTTTCTATATTCATTTACAAAATCAGATGTAACCATTTTTTGTCTATAAAACATTTCTTTAACATATAGATTATTACCATCAAAACAAGCCTTAATACAAGTAGATGGATCTATTGAAAATCCAAAATCTGAACCATATATAACCTTATCAGTTTCTTTAAATTCTCCAATTTGCCAGTTGTTAAATATAACACCTTCTGCTTTATTTAACCAAGAACCCATAATGATATGATTATATCTTTGTGGATTATTCATCTCTAAATCTTTAATCTGCTGCAATATGGACTCGTTTATATTCTCTATATTATCAAGATATGATGTATGAATATAAGTTGCTCTATCATTAACTAAATTAGATCCTGGCTCAACACCCATATCTTGAAAAAATCTTTGATAAATAAAATGTTCTTTTGTTGCAGGATTCATTATGACTATAACTCTGTTTTGATTATTCTTAGTTCTAATAGAAAGATCTATTTTATCAAATATATCTTCATCTACTAATTCCTCTGCTTCATCTAAAACCCAAGTTGTTATACCTTCAATAGATTTTAGATTAGCCGTTTGAATACCACTTGATGTTCTTATACCTCTAAATAAAATCTGAGAACCTGTGAGTTTATTAATTATTGAAGTTTTAGTTATTTCAAAATGTTCTGCTAGATTTAAAAATTCAATCTTCTGTAAAAACTCAGGTATGATAGATATATGTGCTGAACTCATTGTATATCTTGTGAATAAAATCTTATGATTTTTCTCAAAAGTTAGCATTAATAAAAAAGCGGCAATAGAATAACTCTTACCACTCGATCTTCCACCAGTAATTATGAAATATCTTGATTTAGAATATATTAAAGGTTTATACTTATTTTTCAGTATTATCTTCATCGTCTTCAAATCCGAACATATTTTTTAAGTTTATATCTAAATTTCCACTTATATTCAAATCACTTGAATCAATATAACCTCTTTTTCTACCTCTATATTTTAAATAGAAAAATATAGATGCTCTGTCTTTATCAGCAATATTCTCAAATAGTTTATCTTCTACAAAATCAAGATTAATATCTTGAATCTCATCTATCTCCTCTTTAAATTGAGAATCATTATTGTAATATTGATAAAACTGATTCCTACTAATACCAACTGCTGCACAAGCAGTAGTCACTACACCGTGGCATTTTATCATAGCCTCAATGAGTTTTTTCTTATGATATACTGGATCTTTCTTTCTCATAATCATTTATATTTTTTCATAATATGTAATCAATATAACATACATATCATTTTTTATTGCTATTTGAACGCTTTCCACTTTTACTTGTTCCAGAAAGTCGCTCGCTATTCTTTCCAACCTCTGAAGGTCGTTGCTCTGTAATAGTTTTAGTTTCATCTTCTATTGGATTATTTTCTACAAATCTTATACAATCGAACATAGCTTCTCGTATAGATGCTGGACACTGCCAACAAATAACTTTTCGCAAGCTTGATAAATACTTCTCGTGCATCTCTTTAATAAAAGATATATCCTTGCTTGTAATTCGGTCTCTATGTTTTAATTTAAGTATTTTCTCGTAATCTTCTTTCATAATCGTTTAATTTTAATTTTAATGAGCTATAAAATAGTTTAACATATGATGGACACTTACAATCTAAATAACCTTTAAAATGTTCATCTTCACCAAATATATCTTTATATGCTCTAATAACCATCGGTTCTAATGATGGTGGTATAGATTTTCTAGCGTCAATCATTTTTACTAAATCTTTATATTTTAAAATATCACTCATATTCTAATACTATTAAAATTTCTATCATATACATCAGCTATAAAACTCGCTGTGATTGCTAATATTATATTCTGAGTATAGATTAAAGTAATCCAGAATGTGGCACATCTTGGACAACTAACCATTTTATATAAATACTTATAGATGCCATATTGTTTTATAGGTTTTAAAAGCCATTTGAATGGTTCAAAATTAACTACGAACCATCCTAATAAAAAACCTATTATTATTTGTTGTATGTATATCATTTCTTAATAAATTTTCTATACTCTTCATATGAGTTAATTCTTGCTTCTGCTATTTTAAAATATTCTGGATCCATTTCCATACCAACAAATCTAAAACCTTCAATTTGTGATGCAATTCCAGTTGATCCTGAACCCATAAATGGATCTAAAATAATTCCATTTGATGGTGTCACTAATCTACATAGATATGCCATTAAAGCAACTGGCTTCACTGTTGGATGTATATTTTTAGCAGTTCCTTTTCTTTCACATCCGAATTTATCAGCGGTTTCTTTGTTTGTTCTGGTTGTTGTTTCATACTCTTTTTTCCTTTCATCAAATCCATCCAATCCTATATTCCTCTCAGCCTTTGACACTTTCGCTTGATAAAAAAATCGTGAGGCTCCACCACTATCATTGTGACCACGATATGTATATTCTTCTGTTCTGTAATTCTCACCTTCTGTTCCATTAAATTTACCAGATTTTGGTAAAGGCAGTTTAGATTTATTACATTTACTATCACCACTCTGTTCGTCTAATAAACGACACGGACAATTCGGATTGGTGTGAGTGTCTCCTTTACCATTTTTATAACCATAACTATCACAACCTGGTATTCCTCTACCACCACCATAAATTTCAGCACCTGTACCATTACTTTTTATATAAACCTTCTCATCCTTCTCACCTTTAATCACTTCATCACATATACACTCTAAAATTATATTGGCTGGAAATCTACCTTCGTGTTCATTACCTTCGTATTCTTTATATTCATTATAGATACCACTTCCGCCTAAATCACCTTCTTTTTTTGCCATCGTTTTAATAGTTTCACTACCAACCCTACAACCATCCACATTAATTCCACCTGTTCGCCACTTCAAAACATTCTCAGCAACTGACTTCTCACTTAATGGCTTTCTTGCAACACAGATAGGTTCGTTTGCTGGTTTAAGTGCAGTTCCCCAACCTTCATATGGTGAGGTACCTTTGGTAAGTTCTATTGAACTTTTACCTTCAGGTCTTGTACCCCCTTCGTGTATAGCAGTTCCAAATAATTCTCTTTCACCAACAACCTCTCGTTCATTCCCTTCAATCTTATCCACCGCCTTACCGATATTATGAGACTTTGGAAATCCTGAACCATATATCCATTGTATTTGGTCTCTAATCTCAAAACCAGCAAGTCGTATTGCCATAGTTCCTATATCATAAGTTCTTGTTCCGAAAAAGGCAAGAATATGACCGCCGGGTTTTAGGACGCGAAAAATCTCTTTCCAAAATATAGGTTGCGGAACATAAGCATCCCACTCTTTACCCATAAACCCTTTACCATCTATTTCAGAGTATCCCTTTTCAATCCAATCTTTTAGTATTATAGTCATATCTCTTTCTTTACCAAGGCCATATGGTGGATCAACAACAACAGAATCAATTGAATTGTCTGGTAGTTTTTTAAGTGACTCCATATTATCACCTAACATTAATTTAAATCTTTGTTTCATATTTACTATATCTTTTTTTCTGAGCTATACTCATATTTCTTCTTTTTTCTTCTGTAATTGGTTTTTTATTTCTTTCTCTTAAAGCCTCTAATGATTTTTCGGAAACCTTATGACCTTTTAGAGATTCACTTATTTTTCTCTTGTGTTCATCAGTCATTATTCTATTTTTTAATTTATCACTTCGTTTTCTATTAGATTCATCACTATTTTTATATCCTATTGATCCATCACCACCATCAGTTAAATTAACCAATGAGCCTAATCCTAAATCTTTTCTACCATATAATTTAATAAACTCTATTTCTTTTTCACAAGCCTCTTCCCAAGTTAATTCATCAAATAATATATCTACTCTATAGTCAGTCATATTAATAACGGACTTCCACCAATCACTCCTGCTTCTTCTTTTCTCATAGGCTCTATTCTCATCTTTACCTATACCAATATAAAAAACTTCATTTTTATCTAATCTTATATGTCTATAAACTATTGCCATTATATTCCTAATTCTTTTTTTACAATATTCATTGTTTCTTTAACACTCGCCCATATAAACATATGATCTATTTTAAAATCTTTATCCAATGTATATTCACTTTCAATCTTTCTTAAACTTCTACCATTCATACATTTCTCTTTATTCTCATCCCACCAATCAAAATAATATTTTCTAAAAAGGAATGCTGAGAAAAAATCTACCTTCTCATCTAGTATTCTATCTATGTCTATTAAAAGTTCTTGTACTCTATTCTCATCAGGGTGTTCAACTAATTGTGATACAAGTTCATTATCACTATGAAAGTTTAAATAGTTTTTAAAAAAATGGCTGCTCTTACTATAATATTGATTTTTTAAAATTGTATAACTCCAAAAATATATCTGATCACTTCTTAATAACCTCCCCAACTTTCTCTTATCCATATCTAATAAAATCACGATCAACTCTTGTTTCAAATCATCCTTATATTTGTGTGTCTTACAAATATTCATCACCAATTTGTCAAGTCTGCTGCTTTCATAAAATTTTATTAAATCTGTCTTCCAATTACTTTTCATTAATATAATCTACTTTCTCATTAAAAGTTTTTATGAAGTTCGTAAAGTTAGCACATACTTCAAATTCTTCATTAACCTCTAAATAATCCCTCATTGTTGAATAAAATTCATTAATATAATCCCAACACATCTCTGCTGTGTCATCTTCTTGTGATAAATCTATTAGTTCTGTCATCAAGTTGTAAAAGTTGTCTGTAAAAGCGTCTATACCTTTTTTAGATATAAAACTATCTTTACATAATATCTTACTTAATATAATCAAGTGGCTCACATAGTCATATAAATGATTATGTAATTTATTAGATGGATCTAAAAATTCAGGCTGAGCCTCTGATATAATTTCAATCATATCTGTTAATCTTTTCATAGGTTCTTTAATTTTTTAATTTGTATTGCTCTATCAACCATTTCATTTAAAAATGTTCTGTATAAATCAACTCTTTCAACATCTCCTTCCAATGTCATTTTAGTAATATACTCCGATGCTTGGATAATACTTCTTAAACATCTATCATACTCTTTTTCTAATAAACTTTTTTCCATTGTGTGTCTTTTGTTTATTGTATATATTATCTTTTTAAACTCACTTTTTCCCATTTTGGTTCTTATATGTCCATTTAACACCAGTCATTTTATTTAAAACAATTAAATCCTTTCTCAATTGAGATATGATTTTTCGGCATCTGGTGCAAGATACTTTTGTTTTTTTAGATAGACAATCTCTATATTCGTTCTCTAATGAATATATTCTACCATCTATAACAAATTCATTTAAGTTTTTAAAAAAAAAATTCAACTCCTCTTGTGTTGTGTTTAATCTTTCTATGTCCATATTATTTTCTATTTTTAAATATCTTTTA